TTTATATACTTTTTCCAGTTTATCCATGAACATATCCTGAATAAACTCATATTCACCCATTCCCTTTAATAATGCCGTCACTTCATAACCTTCATTTGTAAGCATTGTTTTCCACGAGTCTTCCTCATCTGAGGCCATGTCATTTTTAGCGTGATCTCCTGCCACTATCATAAAAGGTTTTAATAATATTTTTTTATAATTTCCTGTTTTCAGCTTTTCAATAATATCTTCAATAGTCACTTCACCTTCAACTGTCGCCACAAAAATATTATTTTTTCCAGCTTTTATATATTCCTCCTGCAATTTCTGATATGTACTGTCTGCGGCACTTTCTGTTCCATGTCCCATAAATACGATTGCGTCGTTTCCTTCTAAATTGTTGAATTCCTCATTATTTACAATCTTCAGATAATCTTCTTCTGCCTTTAAAAGAGGTTCTGTTACTTTCCCATAGCTGTCATCCAGTTTGGAGTATTCAATTCCTCCAAGAATATGCAGAGACATTGTTATTATCTCGTTATATCCTTTATTTTTCAAAGCTTCCAGACCTTCCTTCTGATCATATATATGAATTCCTTCCCTTTTTTCTATTATCCTTCTTATAATCCCTGAAGTGTAGGCCCTTTCAACCTTTTCCTGCCCATATTTTTCTTTTACTTTATTTTCTATCACATCAAGGCATTTTTCCCTCGTATCCTTATGTGAAGTCCCAAAACTCGTTACAAGAATCGCTTTTTCCATATTTTTCCCTGCACAAAATCTTATGCAGCCTCCTTTCAGATATTATTTTAATTCTATTATATTTTATTTTGTTGTTTCTTCTTTGGTATGAGCTAATGTAATCAATCCATCAGGCTCTACCTCAAATTCAGGCTTGTCAGCAAGTGAGCCGTCATCCTTTAGATAGTACCAGCCTTTTCCATCTGCTGATTTGACAAAGGCATTAGATACCATTGAGCCTTTTTGATAATCAAGATAGTACCAAGTATCTTTGTACTTGACCCATCCTGTGACCATAGCGCCTTGATTGTCAAAATAGTACCAGCTATTATCAATCAATACCCATCCAGTAGCCATAGAGCCATCTGGTAATAAATAGTACCAGTTAGTATCTGAGTGTTTATGCCAAGTATTAGCTTTCATGTAGCCATTGCTGTCAAAGTAATACCAGACATCATCAATAACTTGCCATTTATTAGTAGGGTATGTGCCATCTTCATTGACATACCACCATCCAGTACTATTATTGTGCCATCCAGCCTCTGCTTTGGCCTCGCCTAGCATTTCCTGGACGGTTGAGCCTAGACTTTGATAATACTTAATTTTAGCAATGACATAATCTCTAAGACTATCATTATAGCCACCATGTAGAGCTAAAGAACGTTTAGGGCATGAGGTGCTTGAAAATTCATTATGAAACTTGATATTAGAGTAGTTAGGAGTATCTCCATAATAAGTCATATCCTCAGCCATCTGTCTAAGTACCATGTTTTCATTCTCAATAAATTCAGCGTCTGAGGCATTATATTGTTGACAAACTTCATAGCTGATTGAGTTCATGTTAGCGTCATAGTTAGCAGCCGACCAGGTGCCACTGTAGGTATTCTCAACCCTTGCGATAGTGTCACGGTTGATGTAATAATGAGCAAATCCTAGAGCTGATTGACCGTTATTATAGCGTTCTTGTAACCAGCCTATATAACTCTCAGGGGTCATGGAGCCAGCGTCATTGTGCAAAATATAGTATTTTGGCTTATCTGTTGGACGAGCGCCAGCAATTCCATTAAATACATTAGTATTGATAATTTCTACCATTTTAATTTCCTTTCTTATGGTAAGACATTAGGCCAAGGCTCGCTCGTAAGATATGAAATAGAGCTGACACGAATGTCTCCAATATCTCTGTCTGTTGGCACTGGGTCAGTAAACTGAAATCTCAACATGTTGCTATCTCCAGCACCTCCAAGATACCAAGTCCCGTAGGAGACACCTTTATCGTTGTAAATGTTTCCTATTAAAGACCCCTCAGAGCGAAAACCAACAGGAACACCACCAAGTCCTAAAATGTAACAGTTTCTTTCCCTGTCGCTACCTTGAGCCTCGTATCCTACGCCACCTCTACGAATGACACCGAACCAACCCCAACTCAATCCTCCGAATTGGTATGTTACGGTGTCATTTTTGCGCCGTACTTTCAGATATGAGTTTCCGAGTTTAGACTTAATATTCAGCGTTCGCCAACCAGTATCGCCAGTCAGAACCTCCCAGCCCTGATTGTTTGTCCCACTTCTTTTTATCCATTTTAAAGCGCCATTAGTTACAGCGGTATCAACATAGGTAGTACCTACAGGAGCGCTAACCTTGCCATTTGGCATGCCTTGGCCATGGATTTCATACTCATTGGCTTGTCCACCTGTATTAGTTGGAGTGCTTGGTAAGACAACACTGCCACCTCCACCAGATAAGCTAAGAGTATTACCATTAAGATTGAGCCTTTGAGGTTCTTTCTGCTCAATGAGTGAAAGTCTTTGTTTGACTTCATTGTCATTGTATGGCTGAGGAATTTCTGATTTTTTAGCATACTCATCTAAATTTTGATGTTGAGTAAGATAGCCCTTACCAGCTAGAGCCTCCTCAGTAACAAATTTTGAGGTATCTACCTCTTTTTTATTTTCAAGAGTCTCAACTCGTTTCTTGAGCTCAGTATCATTGTAGGGGTCAGGTAGCTCTGAGTGTTTAACGTAGTCATCCAAGCTCTGATGTTGAGTCAAGTACCCTTTGCCATCTAATTCTGACTTAGTGACTAAATCACTAGTGTCCACACTTGACTTGTTCTCTAAAGCCTCTACACGCCTTACAAGAGGCTTGTCATCATAAATGGTGTCATTGTCAGGCTTAGTCTTTAAAGCCTTAATGTCATCCAAGATATGGGCTACATCGCTCTGATTAGCCTTATTTGCAAGCTCAGCCCTTAGCTCACTGTCATCATAAGCTACGCCTGGAGCGTTATTTTTAGGTAACAAGCTCTCAAGCTCATCCTTTGTCACAATATCCTTGACATCTATGACACGCTTTGTCTTTTGTTCCATGACAGGTGCCTGAGCAGCCTTGTCAATCTCACTAACTTTCACATGGAAAGAGAAAGCATATACATCAGCTGATTTTTCAATTTTTTCAAAATAGATGTACCCTACAACTGTCTCACTTGCAATTATCAAAGAGCTATCAAACTTGACTGTAAAGGTATTGCCATCTATGACAGCCTCAACCTCTTTATAGCGATTGGTGCCCTTAAAATGAAAGAGACAGATGACTTTCTCAGCCGTGAGCTCTTTTGTCGTAAAGTGAAATTCTGCTATCTCTTTATCTTTACTGTAGAGCTCATGCTGGAGCTTATCAATTCCTCTAATATTGCTTGTCAGCTCTATCTTTTTGCTGATAATTTTTTCCAATTTTCGCCCTCCTTTCTAAAAAAGGAGAGCCTAATAGGCTCTCCATGCTTAATCTTCGCTAGGCTCTGTATATGTCAGAGCTCTTGAGCTATCTGACAGCCCTGCTGTAGTAGGGTCAGGCACAATATTTAGGGCGCTCACGATTGAGAGGCCAATAAGATAAGGGTTTCCTAAGAATTTTAGAAATAATTCATAAACCCCAGCCCAGCTAGTCAAATCCTCAAATTTTAACCCAAAATAGGTCAAAATAGGTAGGATGATAGCAAGTAACAAACGGATGATAAACGCTCTATTTTTAAAACGTACTAGCCAGTTAATTTTCATTTTAATTCCTCACTTCTAAAATGTTGTATTTTTGGTAGAGACTATCTATATAGCCGTTACCACCTAAATTTTTATAAATCTTGTGCATTTTGTGGATGACATCAGACTCATGTACTGTAGTGTATCCACGGTTAATAGCTGTGGTCATGTCTCTCTCTAGTCTTAAATACATTGTGACCAAATGAGCCTCATCATGTACCAGTAATTTTTTATTGACATCAGAAAGCATTTCATTATTTGAATGCCCTAAGTCTTGCACAGTCTCTACTGCATTTTGAATAGTGCCTAACTCGTTTTTGAGCTCGTTAAATTGCTGCTTATTCAAGTTAGCTGACTTACTTGCTGTAAGTCCAAACCATCCAGTAGCAATAACACCAACAGTAGGGGCTAGATGTGCTATTAAATCTGATATAGTCACGCTTGCCCCTCCTTTATTATTGTGGCACTGCCTCAGTATTCAGCTCTGTGCTTGTTGTTGGAGTGTTTTCTTTTGGTGGCTCCCATTTCCAAATACCTAGCTTTCCATTTCTCTCAAGGTCTGCTAGTTCTTGCAATGTCTGACCTTGGTAAGTAAATGACTCATTCACTTGCACCATGACACGCTTGCCCTCTTGAAATTGCTCACTGTGCTCTGGGTTTTCAATCGTAAAAATGTCATGAGATTGGTAGGCTTTACCGACCTGGGCAAGGTCAACCAATTCAAGACCACGCTTGAATACTGTAGGGTCTAGTGGATTGTCCACATCTGTCACTCTTGCAAGTACAGCCCAATTAGCAATGGCTTTGACAGCGTTAATCTCATTGTCTTTTTCAGCTAATTTCTGGTCATAGCTTTTCTCTTGGTTTTTTAAGTCTTCTTGCAACTTTTTGACACCATCAGCAGGGTTAAACTCTGTGGCTACCTGGCCAAGCACTGCCTCAATTAGCACCTCATCTGACTCGTTCACACGGTTACCGATTAGGACACGGTCAAAAGCTGTGTAGGGTGTCTCTTTACGGATTGCCACAAAAGTTCTATTACTATCTTGCAAATATTTGCTAATTACTTTAAATTCCATATATATTATCCTTCCTCAATTTGTTTGGCTTTTACTTCCTCATAGAGGTTTTTAAGGCGCTCATCAGATTGTAAAATCTTATTCATTCCCTCAAAACCTAACTTGATATTTTCCAAGTCAGCTAGAGCCTTATCACGCTCATCTCTAACTTGTTGCAACTCAACCAGCGCCTCATCACGTTCAGCAAGGCTGAAAGCCTCCGAGATACTTTTATTAGCTATCTGAACGCCTAAATTATTAATTACTTTATCTGTTGTGTTCATGTTTCTGTTTTACCTTTCTAAATTCTTACGTCGTATCGTCCCGGAGAACCGAGTTTGTTTCGTTTAAACCAGTTTTCAATGCCAATAAAATTCTGATTTATTAAATCAAATACTTTTGCTAGAGATTTGCCTTTTATCCATATTTCATGACTTGCCCCTATTGTTCCAACTTTCATTGTTTCAACATTTTTAATTTCATTGTTGACATTATCAAAAATAATAGCTCTCTGGTCAGTCGCATTGTACATCATCGCTATTTCATCACCGTATAAATTGACGGCTGTTGTATTATCATTAGTATTCCAGATTTGAATACCAGCAGAACCATCATCCATGTTCACCCAGCCATGTGAGTTAGACATTAGAGCAGTATATGAACCTAGTTTGTTATGGATAGCCCCTTTATGAAATACAAGATATTGTATTGGTCTGTCAGCAAATTGATTGAAAATTCCTACACCTTCTCCGTTCATCTTGAGCCATCCACTCTGCAAATCAAAATTAGTCGCTCCGTTCAGAGATGACAAATTACCGCCTCTGATAACGTTCGCTGTCAAACCGTCTGCGACAAGGTTTTTAACTGAAATATTGATAATTCTAGCCTGACTTGCATCAATCTCTCCAATATGAGCTGTACCAATTTGAGCGTTACCAATCATAGAATTTTTAATGACACCGTCTTTGATGTAAGTTTTCTCACCGATTGAGATTAGACCCTCATTGATTTTAACTGAACCATCAGGGTTAAGGTTGATAGCCCCCAGCACATCACTAGCGCTATTCAGAGTTTTAACAGACCATGAATTAGATAGCAGTGTCATTTGTGCCCGTGTAGCCTCTGAGGTTTTTTTGGCCTCCTCAGCCTTTTCAGCTACTTCAATCGCTTTTGCTTGAGCATTCTCTGCTTTATTTTGAGCATTCTCTGCTAAGTCTTTAGCCTCGTTTGATTTTTTATAGGCGTCATCAAATTGGCTAGGTTTATAAGTCCCAGTTCTACTACCTCTGACAAGAATAGGCTCCTTAAATTCAATCCAGCCGTTCTTAGCCATGTAAATATAAAATGGATAGTTTGCGTCTTCTCCGAATGCAAAATCTTCCTGAACGGTAAACGTTCTTTGAAATTCTCGCCATTCATCACTTGCGGGAGTCTGTGGATTTGCTAAATCAGCGGATAATAGACCTTTATTCAAATTGTGGTTTTTTACAACAAAAACAAAGTTTGTATCTACTTTTTCTAGTATCCGATATTTAAAACCGAGCGTATACGTTTCACCCTGATAGATTTTTTTAACGTAAATTGGCAACGTGAACCCGCTAAAATTATAGCTTGTTAGCCCTTGCGCCTTGATTGTGAAAACACCATCGCTTACAGATACATTCACACCGTCTCTAGTAGCATTTACTAGCGTGTGCTTATCCATAGTCATTGAATTAACAATTAAGTTGTTATCATCTGTTACATATTTCCCAACTTCCGTCTGAAAAATCTCGCTACTCATGATAAGCCGTGATAGCTTGTCAGGTGCTCCTGTTTCGGATGTGCCTAAGATACGCTCATGGAGTTTAGCCGTTTCTCTTAAATTTTGAAATTCTGAAAGAGAAACCTTGCCATTTAGGTCAGTCCTCAAATTAGCAATTAAATTAGAGGTTTCTACAGCCGTTTGATTGGCCTTATTTAAAGCTTGCCCTGCATTACCATCAATTTGAGCGGTCTGAGTTTTCAAAATAGATAAATTCTGCTCATTGTTTTGCTTGTATTGTGATAATTCTTGGCCTGTTGAGTTAGAGGTGTTTATAGCCTCTTGAGCAAGTTGTTTAGAGGCCTCAGCTAATTCTTGAGTAGCATTTGACTTTTTGAATAAATCAGAAACTTTCTGGTCATTTTTGCCTTGTAGCCATTCTATCCTATTATTGACAGACTCAAGTTGTTGGTCTACATCTTTCTGAACACGGGCAACATCCTCAGTGTCAATCCGTTTCTCCCACATGCTACCATTCCAGATATACATCCGTTGATACTGGCCATTTTTCTCAAACCATGTATCACCTATTTTGTGCTCAATATTTTTGGCTGGTGTTTCATTCCAAATTTTATTTCCAGTGCCACTGATGAGATATTGAGGTAGAGTGCTCTCAATAGAGGCTTGCTTTTCCTCAACCACTGATAGACGGTCAGCAATTCCTGCAGTCATGCTAGATGACAGAGACTGACCGATAGTACCTAGCGTTATCTCCTCATTAGAGTCAGTGTAGACATCATAGACCACCTTGACTACTTTCTCAGTAGTCGTAGTGATGTCAAATTGTGGATAGTAGAGAGGGATGATGTCACAGAGCTCAACTTCCTCCATGACCCCAAAATCTTGATAGTCCAAAGTCTGTGACAAATCTACATAAGAGACCTCTGTAGAGATTTTAGGAGCTCCAATGTTATTGCTATTGATGTAAGACTGGCCTAGTGACCTCAATTTTTCAGCTGTTGGAGGGTGCTTGTCATCAAATTTGCCTGAGAAATCTACCAGAGATATTCTTCTCTGAGCGTATAATTTCAAATAAGGGCTATCTATGATGTGCTCAGGCAATGTGACTAAGACCTCATGTGAGTCCTCTGAGCCCTCAACATTTGGCGTGTAACGTGCAAATGGATAGATAGAGGTATAGTTACCATCTAGGAGCCTCTCCTCCTCTACACTGAGCAAATTACGCCCATACTCTAGCACTGTTGGAGCTTTACGCCCCATCTGTTTATGCAAGATAATGAGGTTATTATCGAACTCATACTCACCACCAAAAACATCAAGGATGGAGCCTGAGACCCCACCTAATGCTTTCCTAGCACTTCCAACCTTATCTACTTCCCATGAGATATTACCTATAGTTTGGATGTCTGAGCTAACATCAAATACATCATCTCCTACTAGGTTATCTTTCCAAAGTCTAAGGGCTGCCTCAGCTGTAACCTTTGAGGCTTTTACCACAGGTTTTAAAGCAATGTCTGAGGTTCTCATAGAGATATGACGGGCATAAATTTCAATATGTTCACTACTATTCTTGACTATACGGTTAATCTCAAATGTTTGCCACTTAGTCCTCTTACCAGCGTCTGACTTGATTTTCATTTCCTCTTTAAAAATAGAGGCAAAACGGCCATTCACTGGGTATTTGATATATAAGTCATAATTACCATTTCTCTCTCTGGTAACAGTGACCTTATAAGCGTCTGAAATCTCACCCAGCCCAAAAGTTCTAAATGAGCGTTCATCAGCTTTATATAATACTGGGTTCATAGTTTAACCCCCCAATTTGGCACGGCTGTCATTGTAAAATTACCAGTCCATGAAATCCTATTATCTCCAACATCAAATAGAGGCATTCTGTGCTTGCCATTCCTTGTGATTTTATCCCAGGCTGACAGATTGCCACTATACACTAGATGTTTCTGCATATCTATTATGAGCTCATTTTGGACGCTCTCAAGTGATAACTGGTAGCCGTTGATGGTCAAAATACCATTACCATTACCTCTAATCTTAATTAGTGGCTTAGATTGTACGTTACCAAGATTTTTAAGAGTCATCCCATTTGTCAAAGTGATTTCATTGCGTCCAGTTTTTAAGAATTTGATAGGGTGAATTAAAAAGTTTAATTTCACCTCACCAAAATTCCTAAGCAATTCCTTAACGTTAAATGACTCAATAAAAGTAGCAAGATAAATATAATCAGGTTCCCATGAAAACTCCAATTCTTTCCATCCCTTGACATTGAGCCAATCACTTATAGCTACCTCTGATGTAGATAATCTTTCAGCTGTACTGATTTTCATAGGAAACTCACGCTTGACAGGTTTAAGCCTTTGATTATCTTTCAAAAGCACCCCATCACGTCCTGGCACCTCAATAGTCTCAACATCATAGGAGGTAGAGCTAAACTCAATATCATTTATAATTTTCAACCCAAAATCACTAGATTTCTTGCTATCAAATTTAATGAATGTGCTCATCAAACACCTCCTAATCTCTCTTGTTCTCTATTTGTGTACCATGCCATCTCTTTCATGAGATGTTGTATGTCACGTTTCTCACCCTCATCTACCTTGTTGCCATGGTAATTAAAAGTGTACTGGTTATTAATTTCTGCATTATTTCCTGAGTCAGATTTTTCAGACTGAGCTTGTGCAAGTCCAAGGCTCATTTTTAATGACTGACTTAATGTGTTATTGCCAAGTCCAAGCAAGTCCTCAGCGCCAAATTTAAAGGCTGACATCTCTTTTTGAACATAGGCCAAACTATCAGTAACATCTGAGGTGTTCTTTTCAATACCTACAGCGATACCTTGAGCGATATAGCGCCCTACATTATCTCTAAACAGTCTTGATGGTGAGTGTATTCTAGCTCTAGCTCTTGCGGCTCTCTCAGCTTGAGCGACAATGGCATTAGCTGCAGCTGTCACAGCCCCTAAAGCTGAATACATACCACTTGCTAACCCTTGGCTAATCATAGAGCCTACATATCGCATAGTAGATACACCTCTCATCCCTGCTGAGCGTATTGAGTTGACCATTGATGACATTGCTGATGTAGCTGAGCCAATGCCTGAGCGTATGCCGTTTGTTATACCTGTTGAAACTCCACGCCCTGCCTGTTGACCTGCTTGAGTCATTTGACTTGCTGATTGTCTTACCACATTTGTCATCTGTTGCATACTTGAGCTCATTTGTGAGACAGCTTGTGTCATTGCTGACCTAATCACTGAATTAAGTTGAGACATAGCTGACACAGCAGAGCTAGAGATGTTAGCAAAACTAGAGGCTATTGTAGGAGCTGATGACGCTAATTGCATGATAGATGTGTTAGCTGTCATAGCTGAGGATGAAATCGCTGAGAATTGGCCAGGAATGGTGCCAAGCACCCCACCTAGTGAGCTAATAACTCCAGCTGTTGCAGAAAATCCTGATGTCATTGCTGATGTAGCTGACATAGTAGCCACTAAGGCACTTGATAAACCAATAAGGGCACTCTGTAAGACAGTAATGCCTGAAACAGCACCAGACAAGCTACTAAATGAGGCCACTGCTGATGTAGCAAATGTGCTCATAGCTGTACCTGCTGTTGTTAAAGCGTTTGGTAATTGGTTAATACTTGTGCTTAGTGCACTCAATGCTGTTGGTAGAGTCTGCATAGCTACGCTTGCAAGTTGAGCAGATGCAGCAATCATCATGAGGCCTGTTCCTGCTTGTTGTAATCCAGTCCCAGCTGTAGCAATACCTGAGTTAGCGATTGCTGCCAATCCTGCGGCTGTTGATGTCAGAGTGGCTACTAGGTCTCCGAGGTTAAGGTCTACTAATATTTTTATCCCTTGAGCCATCAACTTCACGCCTACACCAGCATTTTTAGCAGCGTTACCCATGCTCTCAAAGATACCAGCGACACCATCAAGTACATTCCTGATAGCTGAGCCAAATGACTCTACTACGCCCTTGGCACTATCCAGAATAGACTTAACTTGTTCACCAAATGTCTTAATCAATTTGGTCAAACTATCAATAATAGGACTGATTTTGTTAACAAGGTTGTTGAATGACTCAATAAGTGACTGGATAATAGGAGCTGTTGCGATTACCATCTCAGTAATCGCTGGCACAAATGGAGCGATAGCTTGGACGATTTGGACAACTGCCTCAGTGACAATACTAACCACTTTGACAAAAGTATTTGAAATAATTTCAACAATAGGGGTTATAGCTTTAGCTACCTGAGCAATGCCTGAGCTGATAGATGTTATTACTTGGCTAATTGCTGAGCCTAGTGCTGTAATCACTGGCGCTAACCCACTAAATGAGCTGATGATGGAGCTAACTGCTGCTCCCACAGCTAAAATCACTGGGGACATCATTGCAAATGATGAGGCTATAGTAGGGAGCACAGGCGCCACAATTACAAGGGCTTGTGCTAAACCTTGTATCGCCATGTTTAGGATAGTACCTATGGCTGTACCTACACTGACCACCACATCACCTACAGCTTGCAAGATTGCAACTATACCCTGACTTTGAGTGGCTAAAAGCGTCAACCCTGCAGCAATAATAGCTACACCTGCTCCGATACCTACAGCTGCAATAGCTATAGCTCCACCAAATGCTAGTATATTTGCTACACCTGCTGTTTTTAATGCAGCACCAAAAGCACGGATGACAGGGGCTAGCCCTGATAGAGCTGTTTTTAAGCCTTGTCCAATTCCTACAGCTGCTGTCTTAATAGATGTACCTAGTGATTTAATGATATTTGATAAACCATTAAATAATTGAGTGATTGTACTCTTAGATTGTCTGACACTGTTTGTAGCCCCGTCAACTGCCTCTGTGGCATTGGTTTTAAATATTCCAAAAGGGTTGAACGATTGCAAAAAGTTAAACGCTTTGAAAGCGACAAGCGCTCCACCAATACCTATGACTAAGCCTCTCCAAATATCTCCACTAATTGACTGAGATAATTTTGAAATCCAACTAATGACTAATGAAATAGCATTTACTACATGACCTACAGCAGCTCCTATAATATCCCAAGGGATGACATCTGATAATTTTTCAGCAAGGTCTAAAGCTGCGGCTGTGAAATCCTTGAAAGCACTGTAAGCATTTTTAATAGCTCCAGTGTTAGCAAATGCCTCAAGAGCAAATTGAACGCCAGCGGCTAATTCTTGGATAGCTACATTAACCAAAATCACCACATTAGCGATACCCTCAACAACATTACTAAATCCATTGCTATCACTGGTTAACTCCTCAAAAAGAGATTGTACTGTAACTACAATATCTCTGATTGAGTCTGAGATGTAATCAAATACGCCAGCTTTATTAAAAATAGCAAAGAAATTAGAAACCATTTGACCTGCTTGAGCAAATCCATTAGATAAGCCTGAGATAAAACCCTCTACATCAATGCTATCTAGTAAGCTACCTAATTTATCTGCTAAACTATCAAAATTGATTTTGTCAAAAGAGTCTGAAATTGCATTGACTGCCTTGATACCAAATGAATTGAGTTTATCAAAAGCTGGCATGAGTTTATTAGAGAGGCTCTCTTTTGCCCCGTCTATGGCTTGGTCTACCGTTTTAAACTCTGTGGCCATTTTTTGAAAAGCGTCTGAGTTCCCTGCTTTGTTCATGGCGTCAAAGAAATCCTCAGTCTTAACTTTCCCATCTTGCACAGCTTTTACAAGGTCAGCCGTAGACATTCCCATCTCTTTTGCTACTGCAGCCATCCCAGCAGGTGCTTGCTCCATCATGATTTTAAAGTCCATCCAAGCTACTTTAGGCTTACTTGCCATCTGTGTCGCTTGAGTTGACAGAGATTTCATGGCTTGCGCTGGGTTTTCAGCTGAGGCTGCAAGACCACCAAAGGCCTTAACTAAGCTACCTACATTTTTAGTACCTACAGCGTCAAGCTGTGAGTAAGTATTAGCCATATCAGAGGCTGAGTAGATGGTCTTGGTTGCAAAGTCCTGCATTTCGGTCTTAGCTGCCTTGATTTCCTCAGATGAGCGCCCAAAGGCTTGGAGGTTCCCCTCAAATGTTTTCCAGGCTTTTTGTGAGCTGTTGAGCTCAGAGGCCATCTCACGGATGCCACCAGAAACTGCACTGACTCCAGCTGATAAGGCTGAGCCAATCAAATTAGCTCCCAATACAGACTTAAATACAGAGCCTACTTTTTGTCCTGTACTCTCAAGGCCTCCAAAAAGAGACTTGAGCTTGCTGACTCCAGCTTGAGCACCTGAGCCATCCATGTCAACCTTGATAGTTACTGAACCATCTGCCATTTATTCCCTCCTTTCTAAATTAGTAGTCAAAATCTTTAGGTAGAGCGTACTCTTTTTTGAGTTCTTTCATACTATCTCTATACTTCTTACTATCTCCCTTTTGAGGTTTATAAGCTCTTATCTTGATAACCTCAGAAAATTTAGTGTCACTTGGTAGCCCGTTTAATAGGGCATTAAATTTCTTCCAATGTAGGCTATTCTGAGCGTCTATGAGGTCAATGCCGTATGCTTGCATAAATGATGAGTAAATATACTCAGCGTCATATTTCAAGCTAAAAAGTCTGGCACTGGTCTCTGATTGACTCCTAGAGCGTATCTTGCTTTTAATCGGATTGCCTGCTAGGTCTAGCACTGGTGCCGTGTCTCTAGCTGGTATCAGCCTGATATGCTCCTCAAATACCATCTTGAATATGCCAGTGGCCTCCTCAGGTTTAAGAGCTTGAGTGAAATCAACATCTGTGAATATCTGTAAAGCAAGATAGGGCTTGTAAATCTCATCAATTTCATCATCATTGATAAGTTCAATGACTTTCAAGACCTTGTTAAAAGAGATGTTCATAGGGTACACATCATCACCAAGGACTAACTCATCAGTCAATTTCCTTGATAAATCTAGCATGTTAGTCTCCTAAATATTTCTTGAGAGCGTCTGTGTTATTACGTTGCTCCCATTCTGAGATGACACCATTGATAGTCTCAAGTAAGTAGGCCATTGTGTCTACAGTAGACCCATTTGAGAAATCGTAGACTTTTTGATAAGCCTCAGCGTCAAATAGCTCTGTCCATGAGTTCTTAACCATATCTTGTAAAGCCTCAAATGCTTTGTCATCTTCTGCATTGGCTACTTTTTCGCCCTCTTCTTTGAGGATTTTGCCAAGTTTTTCCATTTTGTGGATATTTTGGTCATTTCCGATAAATTCAAGAGTAAACTCTCCAAATTCTACAGGGATGACATTATCACGCTTTTTAATTACTACCATTATTTCTTTCTCCTACTAATTTTTAAATCAAAAATAAAAAGGGGAGCATTACCACTCCCCCTAAATCACATTATCCGACTACAGCGGACTCCTTAGGTGCTGAGTTCCAGCTAATAGTACACTCAAAGCCCTCAAACTCAGACGCCTCACCGCCTCCAATTTTAATGCCAGAGACTGTAGCTACGCCCACATATTGCTTTTTACCGTCAGCGTCAACCACTTTAAACCACAATTTACGTCCATCACCGATTTTAAAGCGCATGCCAGCAATGATAGCTTGAGCCTCATCCTCTTTGATGTAGTCCCCCTCAAATGAGAACCCGTATTTTACAGCTTTTACTACTGTTTCAGGCGTTCCATCACCATTGTAGTAAGCTGTATCATCTGTTTCCTCGTCATTCTCAACCTCAGCGGTTGTCACTCCATCTGCAAGCCATTTCCAAGCGTCACCTGTTGGCTCTGTTGCTGCGTTTTCTGCTGACCAAGGTGCCACATAGTGTTTACGCTTGGCGTTTTTTAATTTTGGCATTTAATTTCCTCCATTTACTTCAATTTCTGCCGTTACATCTAACATGTAAATATAAAAGCCCTGGTCATCACGGTCATTAAGGAATGGCTGTGAGACTTCAAGGCCTCTGAATTGATATGAGTTATTTTTGCTAGGTAGTTCTAAATCAAAATTAGCAAGAGCATGATTGATAGCCCACAAAATAGAGCTTGTTCTTTGGTGGTCAAGTGTCTTGATAGCCACCTCAAAAATAAGGCTGATGTCTTGTTTGCCGTCCATGTACTCTTTTAAAATCTTGCCACCTGGCAAAGGATATAGAACTAAATCCTCTTTCTCTGATAAGTAGTCAAGTCTACAAGTAAGAGAGAGGTTTAGTGTGTTGATAAAGTCTCTGAGGACTTCGGAAAAATCATTGTTATTCATGCTTTTACTCCCATTGCTTTTATTCCTACTCTCTCCCAGTCTTTAAGGTGGAGCGCTGTAGCTTTCAAATCCCAGCGCTTTCCTGTTCCAGGTGTGGTGTATTTTTTGAAATAAAAAACCCTAGCCTTGTTGTAGCTAGAGCCGTAAAATTGGGCTCTGGCATAAGGCTCAGGGTACCTGACACCATCTTTAGTAGCTTGACCACTTCCACTGAGGTCACCACTTTTTCTAGGAACAAAAGGGCTCATGTCTGTTAGCATTTGGTTAGCCATGGCCAGTTTACCTTTTGCTAAAGCTGTTGGAGATACCTTATTTTCAATACCTTTGAGGTCAATCTTGACAGATACGCTAGTTCCCATCAGATACACTCCACCTCATAACAAAATATTTTCTGTTTATGTGGGTAACTAATAGGCAATATAGCAGTAACTCTATATTCACGCTCACCATCATTGATGATGGCATTTTTAAAGGTATCATCTAAGGTAATAGGACAATGTTTAGGGTACACAAATAAGGTACTAGGTTTGGACTCTTTACGGCTGTTTTTGGTGCCTTGCACTTGATACTGTCTATCAAATCTGACATGTTTAAGGGTCACTGGGCTCTCTAATATTACTTTTCCCCATCCGTCTTTTTCACCTGTGTCTTTTTTAATTGTTACAGTATCAATCAATAACCGTTTATCAATGTCTGTCATATCCTACCCCCCTATACCCAAAACCTGCTGCTTTTAGCACGTTTAAGGCGTCAAGTGATAGATTATACCTATCGCTTTCAAACGGTCTACTAGTTCCGTTAAAATAGCTCATGTGAGTCCTACCAAGTATCACAGTAGAGACTGCTTGCTTATCATCAGCCGTAGCAATACCACTAGCGTCTAAATAAGCTACTTGATAAGCCGTAGCAAGTTTGATAGCTTTCTTTCTAGTCTTAAAATCAGTCTCAAAATCCTTAATGTCATAAAAGCCATCAAGAAAGAGATTGATAGCTACCTCTGCCCTTGTCAATAATTTTTCAAAGTCATCTACTTCATCAAATCCTAACTCATTAAACTCATCTTGTGTCAAATAAGCGATAGTAACCACCTCCAATAAATAAGAGGCAGTACTATTTACCTGCCTCTTTGGTTTCTTCTTTTTCGTCAATTTGCTCAAAGAACGGGCTCAACTCAGGATGTGATTGTTTGCCTTGAGTATTTAAACTCTCAGCTGTTTTGACATCCATGTCATAGACTACATCCTTGTCATAGCTTTGCTCTTTGCCATTGACATAAAAAACAACATTACTTGTTGCTTTAAACTGAGCCATTTAGTTTATTCCTCCACTTTATAGCCATTGTTTTCAAAGGCTGATACCATGATAGGGTCAGACAGGGTAAATGATACCCCATCCTTAGTCAAAGTGACATCAGTTTTGACCTCTACTACTTCCTCTACTGTGTTATCATTAGCCATTAGCTACCTCCTTAGGCTGTTTTGTGGACATAGATAGCCTTTTTCTTAGCGTCCAAAACGAAAGCGTCATAACGGATACGACCCTCAACAAGTTTACCGTTGATACCTGGTGGGTTGTCGTGGATTTTATAATCTTCCAACTTAACAGGTGATGTAGTAGCTGCTGGGTGAGCGATAATAAACTCAACACCTGTAGGCATATATGTTGATGGTGTCAATACTACTGGCATACCATCAATCATACCTACTTGACCCTTGACAGTGATTTCTTGTCCAAGGTCTGAGTTTTTGATAAAGGTATCATCAAGTTTAATCAATTTGTAGAACTTAGGAGACACATGTAAGATACGGCCAGCCACAGGCACTAGAGCATCTGACAACTTAGATTGTCCCTCAAGTACAAGCTCATAAGCATTAGTCTTGCTTACTGCACCTGTTCCAACATGAGTAGTGTCAGCACCTGAAACCATTGCTGATAGACGGTACTTATCAACCTCAGGGATGACTACCTCTGAAATTTGGCGGGCTAGAGATTTACCTGCCTCCATGACACCATTTGATCCTTGCTCTGATTTCTTGTCAATCGTGAATGTAAATGAACGGTCTTTAGAGAGCGTCATAGTTTGGACTGTATTGCCAAGCTCATCAGCTGTACCGTAACGATTTTGACCAGTAGTCTGATAGTCATTCATTCCTGATGTAGCGACTGTGTAGACCTTGACTGTCTCAGCGTCAATGAAATCAAAATCCTGGTTAATAGTATTAGTAGTAAGAGCCTCTCTTGCAAAACGCTCATCTACTTTCTGACTAAATTTTTCTGCGTAGTTTACTGCCATTTATATTTTTCCTCTTTTCTTTTGGTATTATACGCTATCAAAGCCAGCAAAAAGGGCTTTGTCCTCTGCACTTAGGCCATCATCTGCATTACTTGCTGATGGATTTCCTGGGACAGAGATATTAGGGTTAGGCTGCTCTTGCACCGTTTGGAATAGGTAAGGGCTTGACTCTCTGAGTGAGTTGATTGTGTCCTCAAGTTGAGGCTTGCCATCTTCTCCTAGTTCGATTTTTTCTAGGTCAATGAATTTCATCAAGTCATCAGAGTTGTATGCTCCTACATCTTTCAAAGCAAGGGCAATAGCATTGGTTTTGGTTACCTGAGCAAGGTTTGCCTCACTATCTAGCTTATACTGCTCAAATTGTGCCTTGAGTTGTTCAAGTTGTTGCTTGCTTTCCTCACTAGCACCCTCTTTGGCTTGTAAGTCTTGGATAGCTTGAGTCTGTTGCTCAAGTTGTTGCTTTAATGTCTCATTTTCAGCTTGTAGCTCAGATTTAGCCTGTGATTTTGCATTCTCAATACCTGCACCGTACGCTTGCATGATATTGTCAATCACTGACTTATCCTCAATACCTGCCTCAACTAACATTTCACGTTTAAGACTCATGTCTTAATCCTCCTTTTTACGTCACATGGACAAATTAAGACAGTTTTACGCCATGCTCCAGGGCAAAATAAAAAACCTGATGGTTCCCATAGGTTTATAGTTGTTTATTGCAATTTATTACATGAAAAAAGCGCCTAGATTGTTCTAAGCACTAATAGTATTGTACATCTGTTTTAGACATGACATCTGACAGCTTTTGACCGTCAATATCTAAATTTACTAAGTCATCAAGAGAGGTAACCGCATACGTTTTAGCTCCTATAGAGACCTGTATATCTGTTGTAGAATTAGGTAAGATAGCACAATCTTGCCCTTTGTAGACAAAAGAGGCGTCCCATCCGTTATCATATAATGCTTGTAAATCTTCTAGTATCGCCATAATATATCCAGGTTCTCCTCTCTTTCATTGTTTGTTAGTTCTCTAGTCGTTCTGCTGACAAACTTGCCGTCATCATCAAGCACATAGTCATGAACATGCTCACCTTTTTTCCCGTAAGGATGTTTATCTGGTTGCTTATGATTAGTGAAATGTATATCTTTTACTTTGTAGCCCCTATCATCATAATAAGTTCTACCAAGTACATCTCCATTTGTTGCGTTGTGTTGGACTACACTATTTGGCTCTCCAGTCTTTCGTGGAGGCGTATGCCCTACTGTAACCCCTGATACACTTACTATTTTACCACTTTTCACAGCTTTATCAAGTTCTGCACGCTTAGTAGCAAGCTCTCTAGCTTTCTTTTGTTCTTCTCTAAGCCTGACCTCTTTCTTAGCTTGAGAAAATGGGTCATTGTAGTATTTCTCTCTAGCATAATCTCTATGTAGGTAAGGGTGTTGACTCAAAAAACCTCTCATGGCTCCTTGTTTCATCCTAACCTTGCTCTTATAATTAGAGATTAGCTCACTATCTCCTAGCTTTTCTGCAACATGCAAAAGCTCCTTAGACTTCCTGATAGACCTCTCCAGGGCTCTCTGTTTAGCCTGTACGTTTGCATTTGCTATAGCCTCCTCAGGTGTTAGGTCTTTCAAATGGTCAGGCAAATCAGGCTTGTAGTTGACCCCTGGGATGTATGGTGTCATCTCATGAGTGCAATTTATACCCTGACAACCAGCAGGATGACCGTAGCCATAGTCAGCTAGAGCTAAGACACGCTCTCCATTTACTTCTCTAGCAACTCCAGTAGTTACTATCTGATGTTGTAGAGGAGCACACATCTCTCTTGCTGTGGCTTTTTTGTGGTAGTAAAAGGTATCTATACCTAATTCCTCAGCTGGAGCCATTCTGACCTCACGATAGACTCTCCAAGCTGTTGACTTGATGACCTGTCTAGCATAAGTGTCAGCTTTCCACCTCTTGCCTTGGCTATCAGTAAAGCCATAAAAGCCCTTTTCAGCCCATTTCATAACTGTATCAGAGATAGCTTTGTCTGATGTAGTAAGCCCTGTGACTACCTTGGCTACACTTTCCTCAACAATAGACTGATAGACCTTTCTGACACTCATTGGCAAAGTCGTATTGATGAGGTTATCTATGTCTCCCATGGTCTGATTGACATAAGCAGCTAGATTGGTCTGGATGAGTGAGTTATCAGTAAAATCTCCACCCATGGACTCCAGTAGTTGCTCTTTAGTGTCTTTATAAACCTTGTAGCCCTCATTTTGTATGACATACCTGAGCTGTTCCTCAGCAATTCCTGAGCGCTCTGAGATAAGGCTGACATTATCATCATTAAGCAAGCCCATCTC